CATGAAATCGTCAAACAAGTGTGCGAATCACTGGAAATGTACGGTTGGTTGTATAAAAGGTATGGACAATCAGTAATTAGTTTTAATTACATAGAAGCTATTCGTGCCTGGACAGAATTACAGAACGGAAAAACAATTTCTGGTATTCAATGTGATATTATTTACAAGCATATGGATAGCACTAGAATAAAAAGAAATTACGGAGTATTTAAAGGAAAGCCAGAAGGATCATTTAATTTAGAAACTCTTGTTGCGGATTTTGGTTTAAGAGATTACATTAAAGTAACTACAGAAAAAGAAGTAAGTGTAAAAGAAATAGCTTGGTATGACATGTTAAATTCTAAAGGATTGCAAAATAAAATAAAATATTTGCGTGCTGTCATGCGTTCAGGAAATAAGTTAGATGCAGTGCCTCGTATTGAAGTATCTACTATTCATGCTTCAAAAGGTGGGGAACGACAAAAAGTTATGTTGTTAACAGATCTATCTTATGGACCTTATTCTTCTTACATCGAAAGCCAGCAAGGCAGAGATGATGAGGCTAGAGTATTTTATGTAGGAGCAACGAGAGCAAAAGAAGAATTGCATATCGTTCACAGAACAGAAGGACAATTTGAATATGAACCAATATTCCATTATGAAAGGCAAGTATGATAACAAAAGAATTTTTAGAAGAAGCTATTAGGTTAACAAGTAATGACCGCAATAAAGATTACGGGGATATATTAGAAACCCATCAAAACATTGCTGCGTTATGGTCAATTTTCCTCCGAAAGACTATATCTGCTCATGACGTAGCGATGTGCATGGCCTTATTAAAGGTAGCCAGGTCAATGCACAAACAGAAAAAAGACAACTACACAGATGCTGCCGCATATTTAGCCATCGCTGGAGAGATTAGTGAAAGAACAAAGTAACTGGTTTCCTAAAGTTCATCGCATGCCTAGTGAATGGGTTATGCCCGATCATTTTCCTGATCTATCAGGTTATGATGAAATAGCTATCGACTTAGAAACAAGAGATCCAGGCATACAAACAAGTGGCCCTGGCTACATGAGAAGAGATGGTGAAGTCATCGGTATTGCAATTGCAGTAGACGGTTGGCAAGGTTATTATCCCATTGCCCACGAAACACCGCCCAACATGGATAAAAAGGTTGTTACAAAGTGGTTACGCAAACAATGTTCTTACGAAAATGTCAACTACATTTTTCACAATGCTTTCTATGATGTTGGTTGGTTAAAAACTTTAGACATTGACATCAAAGGTAAAATCATTGACACTTTAATTGCCGCACCACTTGTGGACGAGAACCGGTTTCGTTTTGATCTAAACTCATTAGCAAAAGATTATCTACAAGAGTCAAAAGCGGAAACCCAACTCTATGAAGCGGCAAAAGCTTGGGGATTAAATCCCAAATCAGAAATGTGGAAGTTACCCGCATCTCACGTTGGAGACTATGCAGAGCAAGACGCTGCTGTTACTCTTCGACTATGGCATCATTTAAAAAAAGAAATTGTAAAGCAAGGACTCACAAATATATTTGAGTTAGAGATAGATTTATTTCCCGTTCTCTTCGAGATGAAGATGAAGGGAGTAAGAGTAGACACAGACAAAGCAGAAAGGATTAAAAGTGATTTACAAAAACAAGAAAATAAGATCATGGGTTCGATCAAAAAGCTCTCGGGTTTCAATGTGGAAGTATGGGCAGCATCTAGCGTTTCAAAAGCATTTGATGCACTACAGATTCCTTATGAACGCACACCAACAGGTCAACCAAAATTTGATAAAAACTTTTTGTCAAGTCATCAGTCTCCTCTTGCGAAGATGGTTGTGGAAGCAAGGGAAATAAATAAAGCAAGAACAACTTTTATTGATACGATTTTAAAACATTCTATCAAGGGTCGTATTCATGCTGAGATACATCAAATGCGATCTGATCAAGGAGGAACTGTAACAGGACGATTTAGTTATAGTAATCCTAACCTTCAGCAGATCCCAGCAAGAAACGCTATTCTTGGCCCTATGATTCGATCTATTTTTATACCAGAAGACGGGCAAGACTGGGGTATCTTTGATTACTCACAGCAAGAACCTAGACTTGTTGTTCATTATGCAGCTCTCACTGGAAGTAATACAGGAGGATTGCCTGGCGCAACTGAGTTTGCCGAAGCTTATTCCACGGACCCCGAAACAGATTTTCATACGCTAGTAAGTGACATGGCAGGCATTGATCGTAAACAAGCTAAGACAATTAATTTAGGATTATTCTATGGCATGGGTAAAGGAAAGCTTATGTCTCAGTTAGGTTTAAATTTAGAAGATGCATCAGACTTATTAGCTACGTATCATGAGCGCGTACCTTTTGTAAAACAATTGATGAATAGAACAATGGCATCTGCTGGTAAGAAAGGTTTTCTTAGAACTCTTCTTGGTAGAAGATGTCGTTTTGATTTATGGGAACCAACAAACGAATGGGGATCAAAAGCTTTACCATTGGCAGAAGCCCAAAGAGAATATGGTGAGCATACAATTAAAAGAGCCTGGACATACAAATCATTAAATAGATTAATTCAAGGATCAGCTGCAGACCAAACAAAGAAAGCTATGGTAGAGTTACACAAAGAAGGTTATCTTGCACATATACAAGTCCATGATGAATTAGATTTTAGTGTAGGTAAGTGTGGTAAAGATTCTAAAAAAATTAAAGAGATCATGGAAACATGTGTTGAACTTTTAGTACCAAGTAAAGTTGATGTAGAATTAGGAGATAACTGGGGAGAGGCAGGTAAATAAATGAAAAAAAGAATACATATAAATCAACATAAGATTAGATCTAATATAAAAAATAATGTTAAAGAACCTGTGATTACAGTTAAAACTTCTAACTCAAACAATTATGCTCATGAAGTAAAAATAGAAGGACCTTCTAAAATTATATACAGTCCTGATAAACCTTTATCTTGTGGTGCTAGAGTATGGATTGAAACAGATGAAAAAGTTGTTTTAGATAATGGTTTATGTTTAGACAAATAATTAAGTAACAGTAGACCTGCAAAAATAACACAAGTCATTTTATAAAAACGATTTATAAAGAGCTTATGTTAAACACATTAAAAAAATTATTTAAATCAAATCCTAATAAATATTTAGATGATGGTGTCAAACAATATTGCAGATATGAATTTGGAAGTGACTGGCAGTACGCATACAACTGTTGGTTAATTGATAAAAAATTCCCTAATCATACCGATATTCGTAGAAAATCTATCTAAATAGTAATTATTTAGGGAGTTGACAATCCCATATATTTATATATCCTATCCCATATATTTAGAAAGGATATAATGACCACATTAAAAAGTGAATTCGAATTAACGTTTAAAGAAGGCTATCGTTTTGGTCTTCGACTAACACGTTCTCGAACAAATTATGAAAGAGCTAAAGAATGTGAAAGAATGGGTGATTTTGAAATGGCAAGATTTTATCATGACAACGCAAAGACATGGCAGACACTTGCTAACAATTCAGGGCGCCAATTTACTCCATTCGTGGCTCACGACTCTAATCAACTCCAACTCGATCTTGGTGACTACGAAAAAGTTACTAATGACGAAACCTCAGAAAGGAAAAAAGCATGAACATATTAAAGTTCAAGTCTGTTGCTGTAAAAATAGACACATACGAAAAACTAAAACAATTAGCGGAGGCAACTAACCGATCAGTCGGTATGCAAATTACAGAGCTAGTTTTAAAAGAAAGTAAAAAGCAAACAAGGAGGAAGGCTTAATGAGCATAGCTAAAATAAGTTGGAGCTTTGATGCACCAACAGAAATGTTAACAATTCTAAAGATAGATGGCATGGCCTTTAAACAGTCAGGAACTGCCGACCAATCAGGAAAAATTGTTGAATTAAAAAATGATACAAAAGCGTTTCACGCACATTTGATGAAATATAGACCTGGTACTACAATAACTTTAGATGAGTTTTGTAAAAATCCAGACTATAATGGCGTGTTATATACAATCGTTGATCTTAATGGTGTTGAAGACACGAAACTTAACAACACACATTTAACCATTAACGTATAGGGGTGAGAGATTATGGAATTAAACAAAGTTATATGTCCTTCTTGTAAAGGTAATGGTTTTACTCGTTCTTCATGGGAAGGTGACGAAATTATTTTACAATGTGTAGAATGTCATTCGCAAGGTGAAATCCCCCGATGGAGTGAAGGTAATTTAAAAGCCTTAAAAGGCCAAAAAGAAGAGCGTGAATGGGCTTTGGCAACAGCCATGGCAAAAGATCATGAAGAAATGCACGAGGAAGACTGATATTGCGTTTTTAACCATAATAGGCTATTATTTAGTCTTAAATTGATGATCCCCGTTAAGGATTTTGTCCATACGGGGACATTAAAGGAGATAGTATGGCCCAAGACTATAAGGAAGTGTTAGCGCAAAGAGATTTGTTAGACACGTTGCTCGCATCTGAGACCACGAACCACGAGAGACAAGCCAAACTAGATTTAATGGATGCAATTTACTTCAAGAAAAATCTACCCGACAATGTAATATTGTTTCCATCACATAAGGTGAAAAGGAATGTCAATAAACCTACCAAACAGCCCCGTTAGAAAAATATCCATTTGTCATAAATGTGACGAAGTATCTGTAAAATTCTACAATCCTATATATAATAGAACCTTCAATAAAGATGAATGGCAAATGATTATAACAGAAGGTAGAGCTATTTTAGAGAAAATTACTAGTATGGTTACCCAAGATCCTAAGCAATTTCCATAAACAGGGTTCTCTATAGATGTATTCTGTCAGATAAAATAAAAAATATTTTACAAAACTAGAGGTATCCTAGGTACCCGAGTAACTTACTAAGTATATCAACAATAGTAAGGTTACCTGAGTGATATTTAGAGGTAACCAGAAGTAACCTAGTCATACCGATAACAGGCAGTGTTTTATTTTATTTTGTTTTAATTATGTGGTAAAAAGCTACTATTGGAGAAGTAATTTATGGAAGAGAATAATTTAGTAATACCAGAACCTTTATCGGATTCTTTATATAATCCTAAGATAACAGGAAAACAAAGAAAGTTTATTTTGCTTCTTGTCCATTCTGAAGGATTAAAAACTGCAACACAATGTGCAACTGAAGCTGGCTATGCCAGGGACTCTGCTGTTGTAAGGGCATCAGAGTTACAAAACCCTGATAGATATCCTATTGTGGCAAAAGCTATAGAACATGAACGAAGAGCTATTGTAGAAAGGTATCAATGTACTCAAGATAGGTCTTTGGCTACATTGGCGAGAATTAGAGACAAAGCAAGTGAATCAGGTAATTGGAACGCGGCAGTAGCTGCAGAAACCCGTAGAGGTCAGATAGCTGGTTTGTATGTTGACAAAAAAGAAATACTTACTGGAACAATTGATTCAATGAACAGAGATGAGGTACAGGCTAAATTACAACAATTAAAAGAACAATTTAGTATCACTGTTGATTATGAAGAAATTAAAGAATTGAAGCAAATAACGAAAAAATAAATAATGGTTGCAAAAAAATATCAAAACGCTAGTGGGGGTTTAAATGCTGCTGGTAGAGCTTACTTCAACAATAAAGATGGTTCTAATCTTCAAGCACCCGCTCCTAATCCTAAGACAACTAAGGCTAAAAACAGAAAAAAGAGTTTCTGTGCTAGAATGAGTGGAGTAAAAGGCCCAATGAAAAAGCCTAATGGCGAACCTACTAGAAAAGCTTTAGCTTTAAAAAAATGGAAGTGTTAAAAAATAATTAGTTGACTATGTAATAGTATGGGAGTAAAGTTTAGAAAGATTAAAAAGAAAGGAAGAAATATGACACAGTTTTTATTAAAACTATTTGGATATTATAATATTAATCAATCTAATAAGTTAGTCTGGTTACATATTAAAGGAGACGCCAACAGAGGCATTATAGGTTGGTCTGCCCGAGATCGTAGCATACCAATAAAAGGATTATCAAATGAGTAATTTTGAAACCAAGATAGAAAAAGCCATTGCAGATTTACAAATGGAAATGGAAAATGTTAAAAAGAAAGTTAGGGCTATTACAGAATTGAGATACACACCCTCTACTAAAAAGGAAATCAGAGACTATATAGATTGGTCTGTTAACCAAAGAAAGAAGCATAAAAAATGAGTGATAGAAACGGAGGACACTAATGGAAAAACCTAGACAGTCTATTCCTTTAGATGTTTCAATGAAAGAAATTGATTCTAG